CTATTATTTGCGCTATTGTTCTATAATTACCTTTTTTATATTTGCCTTGTTCGTCTCTTAATCTTATATTTTTTCGCTTTGCCCAAACTTCAATGTTTGTAACAAAACTTTGCCAACTTCCTGCATAATTTCCAGAACCAAATTTAAAACGGCTATTGGGTGCTTGTTGCCCTCTTATCTTTGCGTTCTTTGATACCTTACTAGGGTTTGCACCTTTTACCCCTTGGTCTTGAAAGAATCCGTAATCTTCCATTTGAAAGCCTATGCGAATAGAATTTGGGTAAACCTTACTTTCTCCTTTAATCGAATTATAAAGTTTCTTAGATGCGTTCTTTTTACGTTTCGTTAAATTCGTTCTTGCTTGTTTAACAACGCCGTCTACAAACTTTTGAAGTGCTTCCGCTCGTGGGTCTTGACTCATTTCGTTAAGCGTTTAAATTCTCGTTGCTGTAATTCATCGCTTTGTTTCGTAAACGTGAGAAAAGTGAGGCATTTTCTAATTCCCAATTTGGTGATTGCATCGAATCTTGTAACGTCGCCTTGAGCGAGTACATGTAGGCTTCCATACCACCCCCATTGTTTTCCAAATTGAGTTCTTTCACTAAGTGAGTTTTGATTTCCTGATTCATCTCCGTCTCCAAAAATGTCAGGGTAGCTTTCAATAAGTCTTTTTCTAAAGTGCAAAAAAAAACATTCGCTCCCTTAACGATTTGTAACGGTGCAAACTTCATTAAATCGCTGTATTCATCGCTTCCGTTATAATCGTGAATTGAATACCTATCTTTAAAAGTTTCTTTAATTGGTCGGTACATAACCGCCATTGCTTTGTGAAAAGTCGAAACGTCTTGCAAGTACTTTTCTAAATCCACGTACTCGCCAAAACTAATCTCTTCTAAATTTGGAATAAAACCAAACTCCAAATCTTTAATTTTAAAACGCTGTTGGAACGTTCCTTCAGCTTCTAAAGTTTTTGTAAGGGAAATTATAAGTTCGGTTAAATCAGTCATTCGCATTTTAGCTATTGACTTCAATTCTAATCCAGTGAAACATTGCACCATTTGCTCCATCAAAAAATCCTCATCGTTACTATTTTGAGAAACGTTAACGAATTTTTGATAAGCACTAAGTGGTATTTCTGCAATAGATGTTGGTATGTTTAATTCTATCTTCATACCTTATAAACTACAAAGTTTAATAAATGTTGTAAACGCCTTTATTTGTGCTTATAGATTCCATTTCGTGGTACCGAAGTGCGTCAATTGCGTGGTCGTTTCCACCTTGTGGTTTGTTGGTTGTTTTTCCCGTTCTATCAACATCCCAACAGTACCCTCGAAGTTCTTTAATTAGATTTGTGCTATCGCTTGTAACTAAGTATTCTTGCTGTTGCATTACGTCAATACCGTAATTGATTGAATCCTTACCTTTTGTTACAGGGTAAATTTGTAAACCTCTACGTCTTATTTCTTCAATGCTTTTTGGCTCTGCTGAATCTGCATAAATTACCGCATCTTTTGGTAGTGCATTTGCAATATCACCGTTAACCATTCCAGTACGATAAAACAATTCTTTAACAATTCGCTTGTCGTTCCATTTGTAAACTGCAATCGCCGAAGTAGGGTCGTTGGTATATCCGAAGTCTAATCCAATTCCTAATAAACGGGCTTCGCTTGGTATCGTGTCTATTGTTTGCCAGTTGCTGAATACAACCCCTTGTAAGTTTCCGATTTGACCTTCTCCGTAAACCCTCCACCAATTCGCCCAGTAGTTTGACGTTTTGGCTTTCTCTTTTTTAATCATTAAATCTTCCAAAGTTTCTTTAGAAATACCCTCGTTGTCTAAATAAGTAAGTAGTAAAAATTCTGCGTTGTGCTGTGGTAATATTTCGGTATGCACCCAAAATTCGTTATCGGGATTGAAGTCAATATACGTTTCAGAACTCCTAATCATTAAAGCATCTGCAATTATAAAAGGAATATGATTCGCTTCGTTAAGAAATAGAATATCACGCTTACCACTTGCCTTTGCTTTACCATCTGAATCAAACGATTTGAACTGCATTCGTGAACCGTTAGTAAAAGTATAAATCAAAGCTGAAGCGTTCCAATTGTTCTCAATCCATCGATTTGTTTCAACCATTATCGTTTTGAAAATATCTAACGCTCCCTCTTTAACTGCTGGTAATGTTTCTGCAACAACGGTTATTTTAATTCGTTGTTCTTTGATTGCCCTATTAATTAGAATAGGAATTATAGCGTATGTTTTCCCTGCATTCGTTCCCCCTTGTATCACTCGGATACGGGATTGCATTTTAAGTATTCTGTTGACTGCTGTCGTTCTCTTGAACATATTGGTAGAATACTTTTTTTAGTTCACTAATCCTATCTAACAAGCAACTGCCACAATTCGTGAATTCAGCGTGTTTGTTAAACGTACTTGTGTAAATTTGGTTTAATCGGTACTGAACCGTTGGAACTACTGAACCCCTTGTAACTTCAAAAAATTCCTTAAGAAAGTTGTAATCTGCTTCGCTTAAACAATTAGGTTTTGAATATGGAAATAGTTTGTTTAACGCTTCCTTTCGTTCACTGCAACCACAGTCAGTTCCTGCTACAAATTTAACAAGTGCTTTGATTCCAGTTGCTGTTGTGATTTGGTCGATTGTATCTCCTAATCCTTGTGCTTTTTTTCGTGCCATTATATCAATTCTAAATCATTGTTTATTAAATCTAAATAGTCATCACCACAATTTACTCTAATCCGTTCCTTACACTCTCCTATCACCTCAAAGATTGAACGCAAACTAATATCCGTTCCGTTTGCAATATCCCTCATTGAATGGTTGCCCGTTAAATACAAACGAAACAAGGTTTGGTCGTAACTATGCCAGTTGTTTATTTCGGCGTTAATCTTCGCTCTAAACCTATTTTGTGCTTCGTAAAATTCGCTATTATCAACGTCTGCAATTTCCAAAGGTAAATTATTTATCTTAGATATTTGCTTTTTTGCTTTTAGAAAATTTAAGAATATAGATTTAAGGGTTAAGTGAATGAAGTATTGGTTTATTTTTCCGTTAACTATTATGTCTTCGGGTCGCTTGTTTCGGTCTAGTCTAAGGTACATTTCCTGTACCAAATCTTCAGCGTAGAAATACTCCCCGAACTTGTTAATAGTTCGAACGTAATCCTTATGATGTTTAGCAACTTCGCCTAACCATTCCATTTATTCATCTGGGAAAAGTGGTTGTTCGATAATCGTGTTTTCAATAGCTTGTAAAGGTGCTCCATATCCCGAATCCATTAACGCCTTGTAAGCGTTAACATCTCCTTTACGTGCTTTGTTTATCAGTGCAAGTGTCATAATATCTTCTTGCGATAATTCTTGTGTTTCTTGCGTTAAAGGGTTTTTAACTTTCTCCGAAGCTTCCAACCATTGACGTGCAATGGTCGAACGATTACGACTACCTTTTGGGCGTCCGTTGGGGTTTCCGCTTTGTCCTTTATCCCATTTTGGTTCTATTTCTTTATAACCTGCCATTTCGTTGTTAATTCGTTGTTTATAATTCAAAGTCTTTCGTTACTACTCCGTTACGTTTAACTATCAATGTAGGGTCAAGTTTAACCATTCTTTTTACAATTACATCGCAGTATTTAGGGTCTAATTCCATTCCGTAACATTTGCGTTTAAGTTGGTGTGATGCCACCATTGTTGAACCTGAACCGAGAAATAAATCTAAGACTAATTCGTTAACTTTTGAGCTATTATTTATACCTCTTTCGCAAATTTCTAATGGCTTTTGTGTTGGGTGTTGCATTTGTAAACCTTTCATTCTATTAACTTGCCAAACGCCATTTTGCCTTTCTTTTAATTCCCTTCTCCCAATCATACCAAATATTGCCCATTCACTATCTCCATAAGAACCTTTTAAATCCCCTAATCCTGGACCGCCTTTATCCCAAACAATAACACTTTTAATTTTACCTATATTTTCACACACTTCTTTAAAATCATTAAAACAATCCCATCTGCACCAAATGTAAAAATGTCGATTATTTTCTAAAAATAAAGGAATTAAATTTAATGCGTCTTGTCCTACATTTGTATTTTCATCGTTTAATATTTGCGTGTCAGTTCGTTTTTGTTTTACTTCATTTTTTTTACTATCCCAAGCGTTACTTTCATAAGCCATTCCATAAGGTGGGTCTGTAAATACCATATCCGCTTTATTTCCATTCATCAACAAAGCAACTGAATCTGAATCTGTACTATCACCACAAAGCAAACGATGCTCTCCAATTTCGTAAAGGTCGCCCAAAACCGTAACAGGTTCTTCTGGTGGTGTTGTATCAAAATCATCCTCTTCAGCTTCTAAAACTTCCGTTTCAAAACTCGGCAATTCCAACCCCCAATCTTCCAACTGCTCCGAATCCCAATCATTTAGTAAACTCCAATCGTGGTCACCAAAAGAAACATTGTCTTTTATTGTATATGCTTTTAATTTTTCAATAGGTGTGTCGCTAGGTAATATTTTTGTTGGAACTTCTTTAATACCTAATTCTTTTAATGCTTTTAAACGCATATTACCACAAATAACAATTAACTCACCATTGTTATCATAAACAATAACCTCACGAAGTTGCAACATTTCTGGGTCATCTTCTAAAGACTTTTTTAACTTAATAAATTTATCGTCTTTTAAAATACGAGGGTTTTTAGGTAAACCTTCAATTTGCCCTGTGTTGTTTTTTAAGTCTTTAACTTTAACTAATTGCGTTTGCATATATTTTATCAAATTTATTTAACCAATCAAATCTATTTTTTTTAATAGCAAATTGTTCCAAAGTACTTTGTCTTTTTTGTGAATTACAGCTTTTGCAAGAATAAACTAAGTTGTAATTTTGATTATCTCCTCCCTTTGTAACTGGGGTTAAATGTTCTATTGCTTTATAATTAGTTAAATCATTTTCACAAAAAAAACATTTATTTTCTTGTGCCTTTAAAACATTTTTTAAGTATTCTAAAGGCATTTTTAATTTTAATCCTAACTTTCTTTTATAAAAAGATTGTTTAATTCTTACAGCTTCTGTTTCTTTTCCACCTTTCCAATTATAAAGGTTTTCTTTTTTACATTTTTCAGAATTAATTCTTGCAATACTAATCTTACTTTTATGTTCGTCAGTTAATTTAGTATTTTTTAAATTATTTTTAGAACATTCTTTACTGCAAAATTTAGTGTTTTTAAAATTATAAAATTCAGTTTTACAATAATCACAAACTTTGTATTTTCTTAATGAAACACTATAACATTCTTTAGAGCAAAATTTAACAATTCTTGTTTTACAATTTTTTTTTGTTTCAAATTCTTTTGAGCAAGTATTACAAACAATATTTTTCATACTACAAATATACAAATAAATACCATTAACCTACCGTTTTACTAGTGGGTTGTTTGGGTTTAGCTTAACCTCACTTAGTTTTGTTTTGATTGCCTTCATATCGTTAAAAATTTTATAACTTCATTTTCTATAAAATCAAAAAGTTGTTTGTCAATTTGTGTTTTGCATTCTAATTTTTGAGTAGTTATTTCAAAGGTACATTGTAATTCTAAATCGGGCAAATTTGCCCAAACGGATTCTAATTTACGCACAAAAATACCATTTTCGTAAACGTCAATAATTGCTACTTTATTCGCTTTCATTCTATCGGTATTAAATTCTGTATTTCAGTTTGGAACTGCTCGAAGCTGTGCCATTTACAAAGGTAGTAAATTGTACTCAATCATAATATTAGTAATTTTTTCTTTAGCATCTTCAAAACCTTCACAAATTATGTAAATCCTACCCAATTCTTTTACTCTTTGCTCAAATTCTTTTTGCTTATCAGATTGAACGCCACCTTTTTTAATTTTCATTTCACAATAAACAAGTAGCACTCCAAAGTCAATTATAAGGTCTGAAACTCCAGCACGTAAACCAGTAGCCACTTTGTACAATTGTTCTTTTTTATCCTTTCCCGAATTTGGAACTGAAAAAATTAAATATCTAGGTTTTTTTGTGGCTAAACAAAACATATTGTTAAACCACATATAAAATTTCTGTTGCTCCACATCTTCAGGGGTCATAAATTTCTCATTTTTATTTGATGTTCTGCCCATTTATAGTGGTATTTCATTATTTTACCGTATTCCTTAAAATCTTTTGCTGTTTTCAAATAGTGGTAAATCCATTGTTTAGGGTAACCTTTGACTTCTTGAATACAAATCAATTGCTCTATATTACAACGTTTTGCTATTTTATCTATTTCAATTCCTTGCATTAAAACCAATTCTGCAATTTGTTTTTCTTCCTTTTCCTTTTGGCTTAGTTCAAATTCGTGACCGCATTCAGGACATTGCATAATTCGCGCTGGCATCAAATAAGCGCATTCAGGACATTCTTTAATCGGTGCAACTCCTTCTTTTTTTTCTTTTTTCTTCAAAGTCCAACTTCGAGGAAATTCCCAATAGTTGTGGCGTTTTACGTTATTGCCAAAATCCAATAAAGTAAAAGAACTTTTACTATCTGTAACGCGTGAACCACGCCCGACCATTTGCAAGAATAAAGGTAGTGATTTTGTCGCGCGGTAAAGAATAACTACTTGAATATTTGGCACATCAAAACCAGTTGTTAAAATTCCATAGTTTGAAATTATTGCGTTTTCAGTTTCAGTAAACCACTTAACAACTTCTTCGCGGTCATTCATATAACAATCAACGTGTTTAATCGGTAAACCTTTGTTTTGCCAATCCTTAACAAGTTCTAAACTGCTTTGAATATTTGGCGCAAATATTATAGCTTTTTGATTTGGTGCAATACGCGTATAATTTTCATAAACGCCGTGGTAAAGTTGTATTTCTGAAAATTTATCTGCCATACTTTTTTCATCGTAATCACCGCCTTTTGTTTTTACGCTCGATAAATCAACTTTTACTCCATACGTTTTGCAACTTGACAATTTACCCTTTTCGATTAAATCGGGCGTGTCTATTACTTGAATAATGTCATCGTAAAACAATTCTAAACTTTCTTGTTTACCTTCGCGGTGTGGTGTTGCTGTCGCACCAATTACATAAGTGCGTTCTGAAACGTATTTAAAAATGTAATCGAATGAAGATTTATGCGCTTCGTCAATAATTATCAAATCCAACTCTAAAAACAAATCCAAATACTCTTGCTTGTGTATTCGTCTTTGAATAGTTTGCGACATCGCGACAAATAAATTACCCGTTAGTTTATCTTTTGAGTTTGGTTTTATTTCTTTAGCGTGTAAACCCATTTTAATAAGTGAACCGCTACTTTGAGAAAACAATTCTTTTCGGTCGGTCAAAATCAAAATCTTTTTATTTCGTTCAAACGCTTGTTTTGTCATAAATGAAAACATAACCGTTTTACCACTTCCAGTTGCTGAACACAAAACTATCTTTTTTTTACCTTGTGCAAATGAGCGTTTAATTTCTGAAATGTATTGCTCTTGATAATCGTATAAGTTTATCATAATATTTCAGGATTAAATTTTCTACGTTGAACCCAATATTTTTGTGCCTTGTCGCGGTGTTTTGGTGTTCCAAATAAATTACGTAATTCACTACCAAATTTCTTCATTGACATTATTCGCTGTTTGGTATTTATTTCAATAATATCTTTTATTTCGGTTGCTGTTAAAAATTCGCCTTGGTCAACAACTAATTTAAAAAACTTGTTTATCAACTCGCGTTCAAAAGCTATGTTTTCAAATTCGCGCGAAACTTCATTTAAAATCTGAAATTCTGTTTCTTCTAATTGGTACGCTTCGCCACTTGCATAAGCGCGCACCAACTCCATAAACAATTCATCTTTATCAATAGAATTATATAAATCGTGATTTATTGACTTTACATTTATAGGTAAAATCCTTGTGTTACCAGTGCTATCATTTATGAGTTGAGGGTCATTTGAAGTTCCTGCTAAAATTGCTAAACGCTTATAATCTTGGTTATGCCTACCATAAGACGCGCGCAAAGAAAAGTAATTTTTTGAGGTCAACTCTTTAAATCGCTTTTCGTCTTGCTTTGATTTACCTCCCATTTCGTCATCAACAACAATCAATTTTTCACACATCAAAAGTTCATCATCTTTTCCACGATCCAAATTAGATTCCCCATAATATGCTTGTAGTGATGCAGGTAATAATCTTCTAAACCATTCCGTTTTTCCAGTATTTTGACCACCTGTTAACGCAAGTACATATCTAACGGGGTGACCATAAACGCAAGCTATAATTCCTATTAACCATTTACGAATAAATCGGTTTTTAATATGCGTTTCACTTTCAATTGTTTGACAAATTAAATCAATATTACCGCCCGAAATTTTATGTTTATTATTTTCAATGTAAAGTAAAAACGGGTTGTAATCCGTTACCGCTTTACTTTCAATAATTCTATTAACCAAATCAAAAGTTATTGCCGTATCGTCAAAAGTCATTCTGCAATCTAAAAACAAAGTATTTGAATCTTTATCGGTCATAGGTTTACCGTTCAATTCATTCTTTCGAGTAATTACATTGTATTTAATGCTGTACTTTTTTATGACATAATTTGTCACATTTATAATAATGTTTTCCGCGCTGGATTCGTGACGAATATCTAAATCGTTTCGCGAATAAACCTCATTAACTATCTCTTGCGCTTCACTTTCTGCAATACCTCTTTCAATTGCTAACTCTTTAACCGCTTCAATTATTGGGGTATTCATTCTTTTATTCAATTTCACTTTTGAAATTGCTTTATCTGAATTGTATTGACTTAAATCAACTCCTGCTTGTTTCAGATAATAGTAAAAAGTACCAACGGTTATGCCAAAATTATTACGTCTTAATGCAATATCGTATTGTTTTTCGGCTTGTTCAGAATTATATTTTTCAGATAGTGAGGAAATTTTATGAAAGTATGCGCGTCCATCTTCGCTAAAACCCGTTGCAAGCGCAAAAGATAAATTCAAATAATCTGAATAATTATCAACTACTGAAATGTTAACTTGGTTTACAAGTTCACCAATATCCCCCTTAGGAATTAATATTGATAAATTAGGTGGTAATTTTTTCTTTTCGGTTTTGGTTTTTAGCTTCTTTGATTTAGGATTCAAAAACAAATTTTCGTCAAAAGAAACAAATCGCGCTGAAGCTACGTTTTTTGGTGCTGGGTCAACTGTAATTCCAAAACTTTCAAAGTAATGTTCTGCTAAAAAATTATAGCTTTCTTTATGCTTTAACGGGTCACATTTACAAATTACTGCGATTCCATTTCCTCCAGTTGAAATAAAAGAAGCATAAGTGTATTCGTCTTGGTCTATTCGTGTCCTATCTGAATAATTATCAACATCAATACAAATAAAACCGCTATGTTTTTCAAGTTTTGATTCTGAACGTTCGTAAAATGTACCTCCAATAGTTACGGCTGGTAAAGTTTTCTTGTGTAACTTTTTTCTTTCAGTATCATTTTCTGAACGAATCAAAGAAACTTGGTCTTTCCAATAACCATTTTTAATGCGTTCTAAAAACTCATCAATAGTAGTTCTTTCAATGTCTTTTTTTACGTGGTTGACTCCACTCCAATAGGATATAAACATAAGATACGTTTTTAACTCACGTTGTAAATAAAAAATAAGTGCAGTGGGAACGTGAACCCTTTGCATTTGACCGCTAAATCAAAACTGCACTTTGCAAATATAATAATAATTTCTAAAACAAAGGTAGGTATAGGTAAAACATAGGTAAAAATATTTTAAAAAGTCAATAGTGGTGTGGCTTTGCAAAGGATAGTATAAGATAAAAGGTAAAATTTTATAATATAACAAGAGTAATAAAAATATATTTTAGAAAATAAAAAATAAAATTGTTTTATAATATCTCTATACGTTTTAGTTGTTTTACCTATGCATCCTTTGCAAACCCAATAAAATCAATGGTTTTTGTGCATAGGTAAAAAACAAAACAAAGGTAAACCCATAAAAAAAGCCTCACATTTATGCAAGGCTTTCAATTAATTTGGATCGTGTTACTTGAATTTAACCATTAACGAATCTTTATTGTAGCTAATCGACACCTTAGGCACTTCAACTCCTTCGTCATCGTAAATAGTGGATTTCTGCGCTACCTTTAACAGTTCCTCACGTGCTTTCAATTGTGCTTGTATGTTGCTATAAAGTAAATCTTCTGAGTAGTTTAGTTTCTTCGCACCGTCTTTGCGTGTAAATTCAACGTTACCGAAAGTAAAAGTTTTCGCTGTGTACTTTTCTGCTTCGTCACGTGCTAATTCGTCAATCTTTACCTTAGCCTCCTTGAATAGTTTTTCAAGTTTATTGAAAGATGCAAACGCATCTAAAGGATTAACTACTCCAGCTTCAACGGCTTCAACGATCGCGTTTATACCTTGCGTTGTTTTTTCGATTACGTTCGGTTGTGCTGTTTGGTAATCGTGTTCTTTTGCTTGTAAATCGATGTCGATTTGTTCTAAGTGTTCCATATTTATTTGTTGTTTTTTGCTCGTAAATAATTCAAATATAATTCAATGTTAAAGTGTCCTCGATTGTTCCAGAACGCTTCTATGTCTGCTAAATTCATTTCTTAAGGTTTAAAAGTTCAATTGATTGTGTACCAGTAAATATAAATTTCTCTTTCGCTTGTTCGATTGTTCGTTTACCGTCAATGATTGCTTGTTTAATAGCTTCAAACGTTTTATCATCGCATTCAGTTTTAGCTACCTTAACGGGTTGCGAAGCGTGTTGACCGTCGTCATCTATTGCTTGCAAAGTCAAAAGGCTTGACAAAGTATAACGACGAAAATAGGTAATTTGAGACCCGAGTGCTTGGGCTGTAAGTCCTTGGGTTAAATCAATGTAGCTTTCAATTGAATAACTATTTGTAATATCTGTTATTACAGTGAACACTTTACCCTCTTTAATTGGCTGTAATAGCACTAAACCTTTTTCAAGTAGGATTGGTTCAACTGCTTCAATTAATGCGTTTAAATCCGCATACGTGTTTTTGAAGTGTGGATTTTTAGCATTCTTTGCTACTTTTCCAATTTCGAGTTTTGCCTCGTGTAATTTCTGATAAATGTTTTTTGTTTCCATATTTGTTTTTTTTTGCTAATTTACTTTTAAATAACCGTTCAAAACGTGGTTATGTGATGAACGGTTTAAATCAATGATAAGTGGTTAAAACGGGAGATCGTCTTCTTCTTCGTTTGGTGCGTGTGCTTTCATTTGGTCAACACGTGCTTTGTCCTGAATACTTTCTCCGTTACCGTCTAATCGTTCAAGTCGCCACGCTTCAAGCGTATTGAAATACTTTACTTCGCCTGCTGGTGATGTCCATTCGCGCCCTCGCAAATTGAAGCTAACTTCTAATTGGTTTCCTACTTTAAAAGCGTCCAATAGATTACATTTGTCTTGCGTCAACTGAAATATTACTTGTTGAGGATATTGATCCGTTGTTTCGATTACGAATTCCCTCTTTGAGAATTTCTCGCTTACTACTTGTGTTGCGTTCGCTACCTTGAGCGTTCCGTTAATTTTAAACATATATTTGTTTTTATTGATTACTAAAATAATTCTCCTTGCGAAGTGTTTGACTTTTGAATGATTCCACGTGCTGTATTGAAAATAGTTAATCCAGCTTCATAGTCAACAAGGTTACGTGCCATTTTATCCACTCTTTGATTTCCTTTATATTTTGTAAAATCAAAATTGTGAAATTCGCACCATCTTTTTACTTCGTCTTTACCTTCCATTATTGAAGACTTTCTTTCTCCTAAATCATTAGGTAATATAAAGTTTGTCCAATACAGGTGTCTTCCTCTTTTCTGTGCATGTATTAATGGTTCGTAATAAGGAATAACATTTTCGACACAATATTTACCTTCAAAGTAGTTTTCTAAAAATAAAACTTCTTCATATAGTCTTAGGTCGGGATACATTGGTGCGGTTGTGTTTCTTCTTGCAAATCTTGCTCTGGAGTGACTTGGGCAAGGTGGTGAACTCCATATAAAATCAAACTCTTTGTAATGGTCTAATAAATATTGGTGTGCATCTGCAACTATTACCGTATCATTTGGGAATCGTTCTTGGTACAATCGTGCTGCTTCGGGGTCAAGTTCAACGGCTGTAACTTCGCAATCCGTCCACTTTGCTCTATTTCCCCCTAAACAAGCGTATAAATTTAATACTTTCATTCCGCTACAAATTCAGTTTTTAACCATTGTCTGAAAGCTCGTTGTATGTTCACTTGTTGTGATTGCGCTTCGAGTTCAGCATCTTTGATTATGATATTATCAACTTTGCGGACTTCATTTAAGAACAAGTTAGCGTACTTCTTTGAGTTTCTGAATAGTTCAACATCTTCGAGTAAATCAGCAAGTACAGGTAACAAACCAACGACTGCGAGGATTTTCTGTTCTTGTGTCATTTGTCGTAAACTATTAAAGGTTTAATTAACTCGATTATTTTTGCTTTGTTGAACTTTGGAACGGTAATAATTAATTTTGTTCCGTCCTTGACTTTTTTACGACCTGCGTTTCTGGTGTTTTTCATTTTGTTTTAAGAATTAAAATTTTGATAGTTGCTACTATTGAATATAGTATTAATAAGTAAACGATTTTTCCTTCCATTGTGTTTGTTTTAAAGTGTCCACAAATATAAGTACATTTTTTTAATAAACAATACTTTTATTAAAAATAATTGAAAATAAATTATTGAGCATAAAAAACCCTTGCAGTTTCTATTCGTCAATAGTCTTACAAGGGGGTTCGTCATAAGTTATACGTTTCCGCTTTCCTTTACGTAAAATGACCTATTCGGGTGCGGTGTTCCAACGAGAACCGTAACAGGTACTGTTATAGCAAAGATACAAAAAAGCCTACACTAATAAATAGGTAGGCTCAAAATTCAGGCGTTCAACTCCGAATTTATAGTGTCGTTTCGTGTAATAAAGTGTAACTGTAAACCCTCGATTTCTGCACCTCAACAAACTTATAAAGTGCATTCATATTCGCCATATTTGCCCCTTGACAACCTGCGCTCCAATTACCGACCTTATTACCTTTTCCCATATAATGAAAGTTCGTAAATGCTACTTCGTTGTAAATTGTCCCGCCCGTTTCCAGACTTGAATCCTTATCGTTATCTCTCCAATACCACATTGGTTTGATTTGTCTAAATGCTTTTTTACCCATGTGCCCGTTATCGAGTAAATGATAACAACTGCGATACTGTTTATCGTGTACCAGAATCGCCGTTCCTAATTTGTTCATTGGCTTCAATCTGTAATAAACCCCTGCATCTGTTGTAATTGGAATAATTAGATCGTGTCGTTTCCCTTGTTCGTCCCAATAGAAAGCACCTCCCCAATCGTTGAACGTGTCCGCTGTATTTTCATTTGTGCGCACTCCGAAAAGGTTAATTGAAAATGGTTCACGAAAAACAACCGCTTTAATTTTTTCCATTCCTTTAATTACTTGTTCAATTGTTGGTTTCATTTTAAAAATATTAAGTAAAAAATATAGCACAAAATTAGTGCAATTAATAATTCGTGTCGTGGTTTAATTGTCATAATTTCTTTATTACAAATCTAAATAAAATCGGAATAATTAAACCTATTCCCAAACCTATCCAGAACCAATTGAACGTTTTACGTTGTTGAATTTTAGCAACTTTTACAACTTCTTTAGTTTTCCACTTCGTTACGTATCTAATTGTCTCAATTGAATCACGTTTTATTCTGTATTTGTAGCGTATTTCTTGACGTGTCAAAGGTATTTGTATCTCTGGACAATTTAAAGGCATTAAAACGGTTATAATTGAATCCTTGCCGTTTACCTTAATTACTTTCTCAACTGAAATAATTCGTTCGGTAGTGTCAATCGTTCCGCCTTTCTTTAAGAATTTCCCAAAATGGTAACTTGCTGAACAACTATAAATTCCGATAATTAAAAGCAAACCGATTAGCGTGAACCAAATTAAAATTATTATTCTTGCTTTCATCTTATTCTGATTTAAAGGTTTCGTTGTAGTATTGTCTTTTGTAATTTTCACTACCTTCATAATGTGCATTCATTATCTGCTCTTTTTCTATTTTTTTGGCTTGTTCAACTGTATAATCATAGCCTTCAAGGTTTAATTCTTTAACTAACCATTCTACTGCTGTCATCTTATTTCTTTTTAAATTGTTAATCTTTTCTAATTACTGCTGTTTTCATTCTTCGTGTCCTTTTAAATCCTTTACTAACTTTTCAAATTGCTTGTTTCCCTGCATTTTAGTTTGAAAGTAAGTTAATATATTATTTAACTTAGTTACCTCCTTAGAAGCGATTGAGTGCGTTAATATCAAATCGTTTAGTTCGTTTTCCAAATCTTTAATCATTAACGACTGGTTGTGAATTTGTTCGTCTTTCTTTTTTACCTTTTCCGACTTTCTATTGTTATCAGCTAAAACGTCCTTTAATATCTTTTGCGTTTCCGAATAATGTCGGTTCAAGTTATCGTAACGTTCGCACTTTAGATCGTAGTACTGTTTTAACGTTTTATACTTGAATCGAAACAACGTTCCAAATCCAACTGTAATTAAGCTCAAAGCTCCTATTGTAATTGTGTAAGTGTTCATATTTATTTGTTTTTATTGATTACTAAAATAAAGTTGCTGCCGTTTTATTAATTCTCGTTTTTGCAAATCCTAACTCTTTTATTTCTCTTTTATCTGTTTTATTGCTTTCTAATAATCTCAAAGCATCTTTATAAAAGTCTTTTTTAATTTCAAATCCATAAGATTTTCGATTAGTATTTACACTTGCTAATAAAGTAGTTCCACTTCCACAACAAGGATCAATTACAACATCGCCTTCATCTGTAAAAACCTTAATTAATTTCTCTAATAAAGGAACGGGTTTTTGTGTTGGGTGTATTTTTTCGGTTACATTATCACGTTCCCAATCAATACAGTTAAAAATCATTTTTCCATTATTATTAAATTTTGGTAATTTTTCACGATAAAAGATTAAACCATATTCGCAATTACCGACTACTTTCATATTTGCTTTTAATACTTGCGAACTGAAATTTTTACGAAACACTAAATTTATATAATTGTTCAATCCGTATCTTTTAGCTAATTCAATTAAATACATTTGTTGGTCAAATGCGCAAAATACAATCATACAAGGTGCTTGCCCTTTTTCCTTTGGTTCTTTCTTTAAAAGTTGACTACAAAAGTGCATAAATTCAGCAGGTTTAAAATTTTCATCTGTATCAAAAAATGTTTTTCCCGCTAATTCACTTTCTCCATTTTTATTATCTCCGTCTTTATACCATGCGGGGTTTGATGCATAAGCATTATTACCTAAATTATAAGGAATATCAGCTATTATTAATTGTGCTTTTTGTATTCCATATTTTTTAAAATTTTGGAAATGGTCATTAAATATTTCTGCTTTCATATTGTGTTTTTTATTGATTACTAAATAAACCCCTGCAACTGTATTTTAATTTAATTGCCAGACTTCGAGTGACTGCAGGGGTTGGCATTTCCTAGGTGCCTTGTATAATTTGTTTTAATAAACCCCTCGGAATAGTTGCCGATTCTACTCGGAGGGGTTGGGTATTTCTCAGGTACCTATTCAATTTCTTTTACTAAACTGTAACTTGTTCTAATTTCTTTTCCCTCGTATAAAACCACTAAGGTATTTAACGATTTTTCAATAATTGCGCATTCAACGTTCTTGTAAATGCAGGGACGGTAAACGATAAAGTATTTAACATTTTTTGGTAACGTGTGGTTTTGTTCAACAAATTGATAGTTTGCAACTCCGTTAGTTTCTGTTTTCAGTAAATAGGTTTTCATATATTAGATTTAACAATTTCGTGAATAACTCCGTTGATTATTTCCCTCCTTATTTCTCTTTCAGGTTTAGCGCAATCGATAGTTTCGACCGTGTAATTCACTTGAATACCTTGCGAAGTAAAACTACCTTTTTCACCACCTTGTTTGATTTGCTGTGATGCTTTTTCAAGTACCAAAGTAAGGTAATGAGAATCTTCGCAAGTTAGGTTTATTGTGATTGTTTTCATAGCCTCTTTCTTAACCAATATCTGTGTTCTTCAACTTCATTCGCTAATTCGTGCAAACGTTTAATTCTTGTATTTATGTCAACAATCAAACATTCGTACTCAAACATTCTATCTTCAATCACCTCTTTATTACCTACTTTACCAGTTGAACAATTCGGGCAATTTTCCGTTTCATCGTAAATCGGATTGTCGTCAAATGTAGAATTTACTACTATTGTCGCATCGCCTTTGCAAATATCACATTGCTTGTATAGTGAGTTTCGTTCAACTGCTGTAAGTCTTGCGAGTTTCTCCTGGATTGTTTCGTTTTTCATATCGCTAATCATTAATTGTTAACTCTAGTCGTTCCATTAATTCCTCAACTACTAACCATTTCTCAACTGCTCTTTGTGTGCTGTAATCAGCTAAACCGAAAGCGTCTCTATTTTCTACATAGTTGTTTTTTAACTCTTGCTCATACGTGCAAATAATTCTGATAATTTGATCTCTGTCTAGTTTCATATCGCTAAATTAAAGTTAAAAGCCGTCCGATTTGTGTTATTGTGACGAACGGCTAAATGTGGTTATAAGTGGTTTAATTCGTTTTTTAAGATTGTTTCTAATTCTTCTAAGGTTATTTCTTTTCCGCCCTCTATTGTGTAAAATTCGCACCATACATTATTGTGGTCTGAAAATCCAATTATTCCCTCAAATCCTGGATCTAAAATGTCGCTGTAATCTAATATATTTTGACCGTACTTATTCAGAATTTCAATAGCTTTTTTTTGCTTTTCTAATGAGTCAATCGTGACTCTAATCTCGTGTTTTTTCATCTCCTTACAATTATAGGTTTACCCTCAATTACTTTAATGCAAAATTTCTCATTTAAGTTTTGCACTAATTCGTTGATTGTTGATAGCTTTATTTCACTCCTATCATTCAATTGATTGTAAATAGCGTTGTAGTTTACGTTTGCTATTCTTGTAGCTTCAGTTAACGTGTAAATCCCTTGTGTGGGCAACCAACTCATTAACTCTTTTCTTAAATCTTTGTAGTCCATATTGTTTATTTTTCTACAAATATACATTAATTATGTATTAATACACAAATTATGTGATATTATTTTGCAATTATTTTTTAACTATCTGAAAATTAGGCATAAAAAAGCCACTACTATTATTCGTGGCTTAATTTTGTTCTACAATTTAGGCAGTTGCTCTAAGTTGTGGATACATTTGAATAACGTTTCCGTTTAAATTTGTTGTTTAACCTATTACATCTGTCGAAATCCAAGTACACCCCCTAATATAAATAAGTGAAAGGTTTGTGTTTGCCTAACTTTCACTTAGTGCTTGACAACACTTGTGGAGGTGGAGGGAGTCGAACCCTCGTCCAAATATAAACTAACAGTTTAACGATGCAAATATATAAAAAAAACCGCCTGAATTAACAAACGGTTTTCCTAACCTTTAAAAAAACGAATATGAAAGTACGAATTTACTAATTATTCTTTCAAATCATTGATAGTTTCTTTACTCCTTTTAAAGAATTCAAACATTTTTTTCCAAATATCAACACCCGTAACACTTTCGTAACTTTCATTAACGGATTTCAATTCAGTAGCAATGCAAAAGAAAGTAAACATTTTAGTCATAATCAAATCAATAGCTATAAAATGCCCTAAAATATCGCTTATAACAAACTTTTCTAATAAGAATATAAATACTATTGCACCGCTATATAAAAGGCTCTTAGAAATTGTATGTGAAAGTCTACGGGAACGAATCTTATTTCCTTTTTTCCAACTTCGCCAAATACCAAAGCAAGTATCTAAAATGATTGAAGCTATCGCAAGTAAAACAAGTGGTTTTATTGGTGCTAAAATTGTAAGAGGTGCTAAAAAAAGTAGTTTGGTTTTCATTGTTTTGTGTAAAATTGTTCGGTTTCAAAATTATAAAATATTTCCGATTCAAAAGGGTTTTCCCTTTCAATAATACAAACTTTATTAATAGCCACTTGACCTTCTAAAACTTCATTATCAAATTTAGCGAATAATACCTTGTTAGTTGACTCATCTATTATTGTGTACATAATTAGAAATTTGTTATTTTCTGACCTATTAAACTTGCTGTGTCTAAAGCACTAACTAAAGTAATTGTAGTAATTATATAGTAAGTCGCACCAACTGTATAAGCAACAGAACTAACTGTTGAAGCTGACGCTGTACCATCGTTGCTTGCTGTTCCAAATGGAAAACCAATTAAATTTCCCCCATCAATTGTGAAGTCACGTTCAAAAGATGTTGAAATTATAGATGTTGTTGTTTGAGTACCCGAAATTGCTATTTGTGTTGCGCCAGTCAATGAATTAGAAGTTGTGTTAAGATAGTATCTAAGCAAATAAGTACCAATTGCACCTGTTTTTCTTGCTCTACTTCTAATATTCAAATAATCAGTACTTGCAAGTGTACCACCTAAAATCTCGACATTACCAATTATAGATTCAACCGTTGTAGCGATAGTTGCTGATGCACCTAATTTTTTGACTAACAACTTACTTTGCTTTGCATCTAATTGTGTTTGAATACTAGACGTCGCATCGTTGAACGATTGTTGGTTGTCAGTTTGGTAACGTTTATTTACTGAGTCTGCAATATCTGCTGTGGTTGCGTCTGCTCCACTTGTTACAAGTCCTTTCGCATCGTAAGTTATTTTTGTTTTTGTAGCTCCCGTAATTGCTGAATTAGTTGCAACCGCTCCAACATCGGATGCTGTATAATTCAGAATACTCTTAACATCACTAACCGAAAGCCCTTCAATATTAGAACCACCACCGCTTTTTCTTCCTAAAATTTCATTATTTCCAATTGAAACTGCAACAGGGTCGCTTGCTCCACTTTGTTTGGCTAATATTGAATGCGAAGTAAAATCGGATTTTTCAACAAAATCGCTTGCATCTGGAATCGTTGGAAAAGTTTCTAAACTTCCATCACCTCGAAGATACTGCGCTGTTGTACCCGTTGGGTTGTTGAACTTCGCATTCAATGCTGTTTGAGTAGCTGTTGAAACGGGTTTATTCGCATCGCTTGTATTATCAACGTTACTTAATCCAACTGCTGTTTTATCTAACGTCTGAAACGTTTTATCGCCACGAAAATACTGCGCTGTTGTACCTGCTGTTATTGTATTTTCCTTCGCATCAACTGCTGTTTTTACCGCTTTTTGTGTAGGGTAAAACGTATCTGAATTATCAGTTAAATTTGTTTTCTTATTGGATGTTTTTTCGACTCCAGTTAAATTTATATCTAAACTCATACCGTTATATTTATTACTGAATTAGGGTCTAAAGTTACAATACTTCCCGTTTGGTTTAATATGCCGTCAACGTAAACGTTAACCGTTGTATTTGGTAGCGTCAAATCCTCATCCGTTGTTACTGAATAGCTATCGTTTGAGTTGCTAACTGTTATTTCTGTTGTACTACCAGAACAAGTATAAGTGCCACCTGCCAATACTTGTACCGAACTTGCGCCGTCCGTTACCGTAACATTTGGACAACCGCTTGTAAAACCAGTATCACAAATAGTCATATCGGACGGCATAATAACATCGAAAGTCATAGCCCAACCCGCCAATTTATTCTCAAATCTATCAGTAAACGGTTCTAAAGTTGAGTCGCCGTCCATCATAATATAGTCAGGATTTAAATCTCCTCTTTTCATTATGTCGTGAACTCGGTTTAACGCCTGCAACATTGCATTCATTATAGACGGTTCAAGGTCATATTTCTCTTTACTGTCTAAAATGTCCATCGCTAAAACAGTAATATTGAAGCGTTGCATTTTACCTTCAATACTTGCTGAATTTATAATGATATGCGCCAAAGGGAAAATCGTTTGTTTAGCCAAATCAATGTCGCTAATTTGCCCGTCCGTAATTGTAGAAATTAGGTTAGTCGCTTGTAACTGCGCTCTAAGTGTGTCAAGTATCTTAAAATAACTCATTTCTTTTCTTTTGGTTTTTCTTGTTCGATTTGTTGAAGGAAAACCATTAATTTTTCAATGTTCTTTTTAGATCGCTTTTTCATAAAACCCAATTAGTGAAGTTAGTATCTGAACTCGGATAAATATCGCCGTTGCTGTTGCTGTTGTATTCAGGAAACAAGGCTTGGTTAAAGCACATATAGTCAACAAATCTACTGCTATACTGATTCGCTGTTTGTGTTTCTTTATCAATCAATAAAGATAATTCTAAACGGTCGATGTTTTCGCTTTGTTCTGCGTTGTGCTTATAAACACCTTTGTTTCCAATCGTATAAGCTGAATAAGGTAAATATTCCACCATAGCCCAATGAATCAACATAGGCTTGATATAAGTATTTACAAGTGTCAAATAATTACCACCTAAAGTATTCGCAATAATATCCGCTTTTATCTTTTCAAGTAAATCCGTTCCTAAATACTTTTGAACGTGAATATCCTGCGCAATTTTTATATATTGAATAAATTTGTCAGGGTTAACATTGCCGTTTAAAGACGTGAATTCTACTACGTCAGTCCTTGTTATTATTAGTGCTTCTGCCATTATTGAAAGCGTTTATTAGTTGGTAAAAATCCGTTAAAAGGCATATCCTTTGGGAGTGTTGAAACAAGTTTATTATTAACAACTTTGTAACCTAACTTTTCAGCTTTTTTACCTGCTATTTGTCTTGCTGTTTCTACGTCAATTGCTTTGCCTTCAAAAGTTGCGTAAACTGCTTTATTCCATCTATGGTTACAATCGCCACCGCCTTTATACAACCATACTGAATAAGTATCTGCGCCTTTCGGGCCCCAACCTTTGTTAACGGGCATCGTTCCCATTTTAATAATATCTTCTTTGCGGTATACCTTAGCTGAACTCATCATTGCTTTACAAAAATCCCTGCTATTTTCTGACATTTTACCTGCATAAACGTAACGTGTCAAAAATTTAATTCCGTCAATAGTTTTGTCTTGCTTACTTGTAATATTAGGTCGTGCATCGCCAGTACTTATAAAGTTGTAAACCTTACTCAAAAGTGACGGTTCTAAGTCCTTCGATAGCATTTCGTTTTCTTCATCGTCATTTTCGTAATCAACTTCTTTAATATCAATCAAAACCCAATCTTTACCAACTTCTTCGCCGAATGCACTAATGTCGATTTGTGAACTTAATTCCGTTCCCGTTTCTTCTTGCTTATCTTCGCTCGATTGTACGTTTTCCAAATCAGTAAACTCCAAAGGTTGTAACGTTTTAAAGAACAATTTAGCCGTATTTCCATTGAACGATGTAATTTGTTCTAATCCATCAATCAAAAGTTGCTGTAACGGTCTAATAACCATATTATCGAACAATACAAAAGCATTTTTCAATTCATCTGCATTACTTCCGAAACCGTTTGCGCTTCCTAAACCTAATAACAAACCGCTTGTAATAGAATGCGAAACCATAATTTTGCGCTCGCATTCAGTAGAAAGATATTGATAATGTTCTGGTGCATCGTTTAAAGGAATATCATCAACCGTTGTTGCTGTTTCTTTGTTGTTGTTAAATCCAACGATTACTCTTTGACCTTTACTTCCAGTTAGCTTGTTTTTAATTTGTGATTGTAATAAATTTTGCGTTTCAATGTCAGGTTGTCCGTTGTTGAAATTTACTACTTTCGTACCACTAAAACCATTTTGAACCTCGTTGATAAGGTAATCGCTAACTTCTTCTTCAAGTAACGCATAAGACGTTCCTGCTACGTAATCAGGCAAAGAAAAATACTTCATTCCAATTGCGTAAGGTTTAATGACTAATATTTCAACTTTGTCTTTTGAGCTTCCAAATGTAGCAAATGGTTTAGGTGGAAATTTCTTAATATCTTCCCAATTATTGGAATAGTACCATTTGTTAATTTTCCCTTCATCATCACATTTTTCAGGCGCTAAAAGATTCATATCAATATGAAATGCCTTTAATATTTTATCGTGTTTGTCGTTGTAGTGTACTTGGATAGCACATTGACCTAATGTTTTTAAATCAAAGCAAAGTTTTCTCAAACAATCTTTATTGAACAAAGCCATTACTTGTGCGTATTCAGCAGGTTTACGACTTGCATCAATTACCCCTAATCCTTTACCATACATTAAACGAGTAACGTTGTTTATAATAGATTGATTCGTTGCGCTTTTTCGATAACGGTCTATAAGGAATTGAAAGTAACTATTGTTTTCTCCAAAAGTTACATAACCTTTTTGCTTCGATTCTATTATCTGTGGGGCTTCGTATTGAGCCAAATTGATTACATCTACATTCATAGCATTACAAAATCATTATTAGAAGAATGTTCGTCAGTTTGCAACCCTGCCTTGTAACACCAAACTTGCTCACTACCTAAAAAGTTAGTAAGGTTGTATAATTGCACGATGTAGAAACGACCTGCTTTTAACGAATACACCGCTTGTACTCCGATATAGTAACCATAATCAATTATCGTGGGTGCGTTAATAGTTGCGCTTGTTCCTGCTTCTTGGTCGATTATTACAATACTTGTTATCGTTGTGCTACGTGGTGCACATTTTAATATTTGGTTTGATGTACTAACTTGTAAAACATTCATATTATTAAAACTATCAAAGTAGAAAACTGTTGCATAAAAAAAGGGTTACATTTCTGCAACCCCTTTCTATGGAGACAATCAAACAAAAGCTAAGATGTTGTGAAAGAAGCTAAAGCCGTTAAGTCAGTTAATAAACCTGCTTCTGTTGAACAATTAATGAAATTCGCTGGTAAAGATTCCATTCCAGTAAATGTCAAAGTATAACCGTTTAAATCCCCTGGTTCTGTACCCATTCCAATAGTACCTGCTGTTAAATCCATTCCTCTTTTAAGTCCTGCAATTCGATAGGTATTGTCACGCCCTCTAACAATTATATGCGGTCTTCCGTAAGATAGTAATTTTACTATTTTTTGGCTTGTTGCATCTTGTTTTTTAAGCGTGATAGTTAATTCTTGTTGAAAGAAAGTAGTACCATTATTTCTATCTGTTGTGATAGTTTCTTGGTAGCTGTTTGTTCCTTTCAATTCGAATTTGAAGCAAGCTGTAACGTTTGCAATCGCTGTGATTAAATCAGTATTTGTGTTGTCATAAGTAACATCAACCTCGGGGTTGAAATCCCCAAAGTTGATGAAATATGCTGCGTCTAATCCTGCAATTGAATCTTTACAAACTTCTAATCTTCCGTTGGCTAAGTCGCAACTCATAAGTTCTTAGTTTACAGAGTTAGTAACATTGTATGTAACGATGTCCTCAACGACACCATATTGAACACCTGCCGTCATTCTCATAACGATTCTAACGTTTTGTGAACCGTCAACATCTGCCATATCCAAAAGTTTTACTTCTTGTGCATCGTTCATCAAACCAGTACCGAATACTAAATTTTCTTTAGTTGTTGCAATCATTGTAGATGCAGGTAAACCCGGTGCGTGTGCTAATTTAACACCCTCGAAAGGTAAAATTGCACCACCGTTGAACCACATTGAACCTTTACCGTCGATACCATTTGCTCCTAAGTTAGTAGCGAAACCACCTAATGCACGAACGTACAATCTAAATACGTTTGTTGAAACATAAATATGAAAATCCTCACGTGCTGAAACTGCTAATGGAGTAGCATCAAGTACTTTTCCGATTTCTGCAATTACGTTAGTTGATAACAAACCGCCACCTACTAATGCAAGTTCTTGTGCTGAAGGTAAAGCAGGATCTAAAGCTAACAAAGTAGTGAATCCGTCAAACTCTCCGTTGTTAGATGCAACCCCCCTCCAGATGTTTACTTCGTTTTCTGAAGCTACTTTTTCTGCGTATTGTGCTAATAAGAAATCAGTAAATGATTTTGGCATAACGTCAAATGCGCTGTAACCCATTTCTAAAGCATCCCAATCATTTCTAAACGTGGTACGGCACAGCTGTCTATTTACTTGTAGCTCTTTCGGTTGGATTACTCTTTCAGTCAAAGTAATCGTTCCTGCAGGGTTAAAGTCGCAAGATGCGTTTGATAATAATTTGTCAGTTGCAAGTCTTTTCATAACCGACTTGAACTTAACGTTCGGCATAATCGTAATTAAATTATTAGCCAAAGTTGGTGCGGGCAATAAAGCCGCTGCAATGTACTTACCTGCAAATTCTCCCGAATAAGAAGTAGTTATTGATGTTGTAGTACTCATTTTATAATATTATTTTAAATTAAACTGCTGTTAAAGTGATTGCTCCTGCTGTAACACCTGAACCGTTCACGTACCAATTTGTGCCGTCACAAACTAATTCTGCAAAGTCACCGATTGATTCTGCTGATGCTACGAAAGAAATAGTATTTTCGTCAACTCCCGCTACGTGCGCTCCGTTAACTAATACGCTTCCTTCAATAACATTTGTAGCCGCTTTTACCGTCCAATCTGTAGTCGCAAACAATTGACCTACGATAAACTTGAATCGTAAACCTGCTGATGTTGCTACTGCTGGAAGTGTAATTTGCGCTCCTGCTGCTGCTTTTAATATGAATACTTTTCCGCTATCCTCTGCGGTCAAAGTTGTTGCGCCTGTAACGGCTTCAACTACTGCCAACTGACGTTCTGTGTCGTTGGTTACTGCTAAATAAGTTGTGCTCATTTTATTGGTTTATAAATTTCATTACTAAATCTCTTGTGCTTTTAGGTGCTTCTACCTTTACTTTTTCCGTTGGCTCTGGATTGTGAACGATTGCTTTCGGTTCTTCCATTTGTGCCAATTGTGTTTTCAATGCTTCGTTTTCAGCTTTCAACTCTTCGTATTCTGAAAAGAACGTTTCTTTAACCATTGATTCAACTGTTTTCTTAACTGCTGATTTTTCAATCATTTTTTCTTCGTCTTTTTTCATTTCCTCTTCGGGTGCTTCAACTTCTGCAGGTGCTTCTTGTTCTTTAATTTCAGCAATTACACCTTCTTGAGTAACGATTAAAAGCATTCCGTTTTCAACAACGTATTCCCCAACTGGCAAAGGGATTCTTTGGTCGTCTTCCGTAACAACAAAAATTTCGTTATTAGCTTCAAAGCTATCCGCTTCGATTACCGTAACGCCATCGTTAAGTTTCATTTGCTCGAATTTCACTTCGATATTCAAAGCAACACAAATCTTTTTTACAATTTCTTTATAATTCATTTGACTTTTTTTTATTAAACTATTCTACTTTTGTTCTGTTGCACTTTAGCGAATTATTACGGTTACGTTTTGAGTTGGATTGATTACTATTTGCGTTCCACCGCTTACCGTTGAACCTATCCCTTGCTGTGATAATTCGCCCTCACAACACTCTTTGCGATACTTGTTGTCCTTGCACAAGCAACCACGTTTTCCTCCTTTAGGTGATGTTGTTTTTGTTGGCATATTAAATTAGTTTAATAAGAACCAGGATTAGCTGAAACCTCAAAAGGTTTTAAACTTAATTTTTCAGCCATTTTACTTAGGTTTTCGATTGTTTTTCTTTTTGTTTTAAAGTCATTAGGTAATTCTAAACCTAATTCTTTTACTTTTTTCTCGAAATTATCAAAAATACTAAAGCTACCTTTTACACTTGCTCTTATACCTCTTGATAAATCTTGCACAATTTTAGCTTTTGCGTTATAGTCACCTATTGCTTTCGCTAATTGTGCATATTTTTCAGTCATTTTTTTAGATTCTGCATCTACTTCTTGTGCTGAACCCAACTCTACTTTTTGTGATTCCAACTTAACAGCTTCTTTATCAGATAGCTTGTTGATAATTTCTAAACTTGTTTTCATTTATATGATTTTATAATTTGTACTACTTTTTCACGTGCGCTCATTTCGTAACGTTCTGCAAAATAACCCTCGATGCTGAATCCTTTTAACTCGCCGTCTTTTACTTTTTTCCAAGTTTCATCGTTATCAACTTTCATTGCTATCATCCACGTTCCTTTGGGTAAATCAAAACCATATAATTTAGATTTATCTATTTCGGCATCTTCAATAATCCACGATTCTACAATTGTCATTCCGTCAACTTTAACAGCGTGTTGTTCGGTTGTGTTTTGATGTTGACCTCGCATAAATACCAACTCACTTGCACGTTTTACCGTTGATTCTGAAAAGAATATTTCGAACTCTTTATCTTTGTCTTTACGGTAAATCTTTTTATTTGGAATTAACGCCGCACCTAAAACAATTCGCTTTTCGTCAATCGCTTTTAATTCAACAAAGTCCTTTGAAAGTGCGATAAAGTTTTCTTCCATTGCAGGTTTTTCCACAAGTGAAACGGCAAAAACACCATCTTTCTTTTCGTCCTTAATTACTAATTCGTAAACTTCCATACCTTTTAAACTATAATTGTGACGTTTGTTGCACTTTCATATCAAACTGCTGTGCGCTTGTGATGTCGTTACTTACTACGTATGCTTTAACGGGCTGTTGTTGTAAGGTTGCCAATTGGTTTATTCCAGTATTTCCTACAACGTTCAAATTTGGTGCGATAATACTTGACGGATTTGGAACGTCAACACCACCACCACCACCACCACCACCAAATTGTGTACTTGCAATTTTAACAACGTTTGCCAAACCAACGGTGCCTGCAATTCCTGCTTCAACAAATTGTTGACCCGTTGCTAATTTAATCGGATTTCCACCTGCTGTTAATGCACCCGTTACTGCTAAATAAGTATTTGTTAAAGCGGCTGCCAAATTAAACGCCTTTGATATTTTAAATTGTCTACGTGCGCTCGCTTCGTCTTTTGCATTAAACGATTCTATTAGTTGACCTATTGCACCGAATGCGTCTGCTGTTAATTGTAGTTGTGTGTTTCTAAGTAGCTTTTTACGTGCAATTTCGTCTTCATCTAATTGCCTTTTTTTATCTGCTGTATTTTTTTCAATCTCTAATTCAGCCGTTCGTGTGTCTGATAATAATTGTATTCCGTCTTTTGCTGATTTGATTTCAGCCATTGACGTATCTCCTAAATACAAAGCTAAATTTTCTGCGTCCATTTTACGTTGCGCTTCACGTCTTTTAAGTTCTGAATCGTCAATTGTAAAAAGTTCCTCGTTTGTTTTTTTAGCTGTATCAACTGCCTTTTTACCTGAATCAATCCTTGCTATTTGTATATCCGTTTCAGTGTTTAAAATTGCTTGTTTCATTTCAGCAATAGCCGTCAACGTTTCCTCAATCATTTCATCGTTAACACCGCCAATATTCGTTGCTCTTAAAATTTGCAAGTTTAAACGTGCTTCTTTTATTAGTTCACGTTGATTTGTTAACGACCTTTTAAGCTGTAACTTTTCAAGTGCTTCCGTTGATTTTCCTTGGGCTTCTAATAACTTAATTTGTCGGTCAATATTTCCCGTTTCTTCATCGTACGCTTTTTTACGTGCTTTCTTTGCTTGTTCTTGTTTAGCAAGTGATTTATCAACACGTTTCATATTAGCCACGTGCCTTGCTGACAAATCACGCTCGTTTTTAGTGTCGATAATATTGAAGTATTCAAGTGCTTTTATTGCACCGTAAACAATTCCGATAAATGGAAAGAATATTCCTATTAAAACTTTAATCGCCGTTCCTAAATTATCGAAATAGTCATAAGCTTTTACAACGTAACCGCTTAACGTTGTAACGACCTTAGTTACTTTGTCAAAGTTAGCTATCAACGCACCAACCAAAACAACTATTGCACCGATTCCCGTAGCTATCAACGCAAGCCTAAACAACTTCATTGCTGTTGTTGCTGTTCCCGTAACCGTTGCAACTCCTGCCGTTGCACCCGTTAAACCAACTTTTGCTGTTGTATCCGCTTCGGTTAACGCTACGTTTGTCGCTGTTTCTTTATTCGAAACACCCATAACAAAGTTGTAAAGCGTAGTGTAAACCGTTGTTGATTTTACAACCGCACCTAACTGTTTAAAAGCTCTTCCTGCATCCTCTAAACCCTCTAATCCTTGCGCCAAAGCCATTGCACTTTGAACACGTAGCATCGCTTTTTGCACGTCTTCACTTTCTGCTCCAACTAAACCCATTGCACCCTCAACGGCACTAAATCCACTTGCAACCGTTGATAAAGATTTTCCCAAAGCAATAAATGCACCCTCGCCTTTTTGCGCTTGAATTGCATCGTTTACGTCTTCGATTTGGTCTTTTAGTTCCGCCGCTCTTTTAGACGCATTTTGCACCTCGATTGAAGTTGCACCGAAAGCATCCGCTAATTTCTGAACTTCTAAAACCGCCTCTTTATATTGTTGTTTTAGCGTCTTAGAATTATCCTGAATTTCTATTTCAATAACCTTTTTTTCCATAATGCTTTCTTAATTCTTGTTTCAATATTTTCTTTGTTGAACTTGTGTATTCGTTCAAACCTTTTGCCACGTCAATCGCCTTTGATTGCTTAAAATGGTCGCTAACTTTTAGTAGCTGTATAATTGTGTGTATTCTCATAATATTAATAACAAGGTTCTACTTTAAACGCTGAATATCCACTACCTTCTGTGACTGTGTAAGTACCAAAAGGACAAAATGATTCAGATTCTAAAAAAGCACCAAAATTTGTATCCCACCTATTTAGCTCATAGTTATAGAAAATATCAACAACTTCGCCGTAAACAGGACGTCCTCCATCGTCAGAATAATAACTTGTTATTTCGTATGAAACAGTTTCTTCAGTTTCTTCAAATGTTATTGTTAATATTATACATTCACAATCGGGCTGTATCGTTACCAATTCTCTAATTAAATTCATTTTAACTTCGCCGTTATTCAACGTGCTTGAAATATCGTTAATCAAATATCTCTTGTCCTTAATAATAATTTTATCATTCATTTTCAAGTTAGCCAAAACACCAGTTGGTAACATCGCTGTAAATGAAAACAACCGTTGCTGTAAATCGTAAAGGTTACCTAAATGATTAGAATAGTAAGTTTGGTAAAGGCTATTAGGTTCTGTTTCTTGCGTTACGATATTGAATTCGTTACCGAAACAAAGTGAAAACCCCGTTGTGTTAACGCTGTTAAATAGTGCGTAATCGGTTACGTTCACTTCGGTACTTTCTTTTTTAAATTTAAAAGCTGTTGTT